CCCGTATAATATGGGGTTTTTGTATATTTGATGATGCTATCATCATCCAGGGTTGTTTCCCTGTAGGACATATATTATCTTTTATAGATATTATTATCATGTCTTAGGATCAAATTCGGACTAGCGATATGCGCTAGCGTCTTTAGATATACAGAGATCTTATTTTTTATACGTACGGTAATTTAGCAAGTCTTGAGCTAACACATAATGCTCATCACTTGACGACGACAATCTAAACGGAGTTAGAAATACTCGTCTCAGGACACAGATACCTGAGGAAAACAATGGTGACATTGTCACCGACTGATCAGAACTAGATCTATTGTTGTAATCGACAACAGTTCTTTCTTTTTATAATTTTATTCTTACAAGAAAATAAATTATTAATTCTGCCATTGTGGCCAGGCTAGTATTGCGGCCTTTTAGAAAAGCAATACCATGTTTCCCTCCCAGGTGTAGGTTTGGCAACCTACAACGGGGACTCGTTACTCAATAGATTATATATTATATAATGAGTCATAGTAATTATTGGAATTATTTGGGCGTAATGAACCCATTTATTTTACATTATTATGATGTAGTAGTTATATTAGCGCTGCCAACAGTGCGAGGTTTTCCCACCTCTATATAATCCGTTAAGGATGCTTTTTAAGCATTTAGTAAAATATTGTGTACCCTTTTGAACATCACCATAAAGATTTAATCTTTTTGGTGAGTTCATGGGGAGAGTTAAAGGGTTTATTTTTCTAACATATATTTGATTAAAATGAACCTTTTTTCTTTTTCTATGAATTCACCTTTTGTACGTGTGGCCTTCGGTTATGAGGCACAAAGTGGCGATTATGCCAAGAGTAAATATTACTCTAGGTGCAATGGCGCCAAAGCAAATGTTAAGCGGCAACTTAACAAGGTTCAGGAGCTCAAGAAAAGCTCTAAGAATCAGCACAAACAGGTTTACAAGACCCCTCAGAAGATCATTGAGGCCAAATTGGCCAAATTTGAACCTCATGTAGGGATGACGCAAGATTTTCAATTTTTGTTCATTAATATTATCCAAAATATGGGAGATATAGATTCGGCCTTTGGTTTGTTTTTCTATATCGCAAATATGTTTTTGATTAATATGATCAACATTATTGGAATCTTTTTGAAGAGATTGAACATGCAAGTCGATATTATTGATATGGCTCGCAGGTATGTTGCTGCAAAACGTAGGGATTTTAACGTCGAGCGGGTGCTACTTGGAAATTATGTTGAACCTATTTCTAATATGCAGACTGCTCAAGTAGGTTTAAATTTGTGGCGGAATATGTCAAAATTTTCGGCTGATAATGTCGAAAAGTGGGCCACTTTGGTTATTGGTCTTATGGCAAGCAACAATTTAGTTGTTGCTAGTTCATTGATATTGACACACTTTAAAACATATTGTAGCAAAAGTTTGGCTATGGAATTGACGGAATATTTTAAGACGATCATAAGCCGTCATGAGTTAGAACCACAAAGCACTACTGATTTAATAGAAATGTTTCGCAATTTGACTAAAGATTTTAAGAGTCTTAGAACGTCTCCTTTTTTTATCAGAGTTACCGACATTATAGCACTTATTGTTAGTTCAGGAATGTGCAAAGCTATGTCTATGGATTTTAATTTAGCGGGCATACCAATTTTTTCTAGTAATTTAAGAAAGAGAATTGAAAATGCTAATATTATTGACTTATCTCAGATGCTTTTAGAATGCGTTTCTTATTTTATAGACGTTGGATACACTTGTTTTACTCAGAGATCGTTGCGACCTATATTATTTGATAGTGTAGAAGCTATGGATTATGACAAGAAATATTTGGATTTTATCAGAGCTGCGCCTTTAGTTTGCGATGGTGACTGGGAAGCTGCAGGCTACACTTATGAGACTTTTATTGAATTGTATAATGACATCTTTTCTTATATGAAAAGTATGCATGCTACTCTTTCACATGGTTTTGAGAAGAAAACCATTTGGGACAGAATTGTTGCTATTAGTAAGATTCGCAACGATTTTGACAGGAAGCATAATGCCGGTAGTATGAGGAAAGCTCCATACGTTATATGTGTTTATGGTCCATCCAGTGTAGGTAAAACTTCTATTGGGGGGATTTTGAACGCTGTTGCAGTTATTGCCAGCGGAGGAACCGGAGATCAGGCAAAGAAAATTACATGGAATGACGGGGATGATTATTTTTCTAATTACAAGGTGGATACCGAAACCATTGTAATGGATGATATGTGCAACACCAAGCCCGCTTTTATGCAGTCGTCTCCTCTGGGTCAGTTGATTAAGTTCAATAATAATAACCCCGAGTATGCCATCATGGCAGATTTGGAATCTAAGGGCAAGATTGCCATTAGACCGAAGACAATATTGATTACTACGAACGTAGAAAATTTATTGGCGCCTGTATTCTCCAATGAGCCTGTTTCCATTCTTCGCAGATTGGACATACGAATATCAGTTAAGGTTAGACCAGAATTTGCATTGCGAAATGGAGGAACTGGTCAAAAGATGTTAGATCCTGTAAAAGCCAATGCTTATGTTAGTTCTTTGTCTGGATCAGCAGCTTTATATCCAGATATGTGGTATTTAACCGCCGAAAAATGTGTCGCTTCTGCAAACCCTGTGCAAGGGGGTGTGGACGTTGCAGAATTTCGTGTTTTGACTCATGGAGAGCTTGTTTTGAGGGATGTTTCGCTTTTAACTCTGGCTAATTATATAGCCGAGAAAGCGAAGGAGCATGCTCAAAATCAGGAGTCTTTGGTTAGAAAGCAAACGACGTTACACGAACGAATTATATTGTGCAGCGTGTGCAACAAGATAGATATATCTTGCAATTGCTGGATGCATGCCATGGATGAATTGGACCAACAAGTTGGAGATGATAACATCGATTTAACTTGGGTTGGAGAAATGGAGAATCCTGGCTGGTTGTCATGGTTACCTTATTGGATGCATTTGGAAATTGTGCCATTTTTAAGATATTTAATGACTTATCGAGTTTACTGGGATTATTTTTCTCAGAACTTGTGGCTTATTTTGTATACAATTATAGCGTGGATACCGTATGTTTTGGCTTATATTTTTCAGTGTCATAGTATTATATCTATGATAACGGTTAGTATAGGTGCAGCCTTCCATTTTGTTTTCTTCTTTATTGGATATGCTAGGTTATACTTGACCTTTTGGACCATCAGAAGGAGAGCTCGTAATTACTATCGTGATGCTGTAGGTACTTTTCATATGTTATATGACGAAGCACCTTTATTTCGTAATTATGTTGATTACGTGCTTCCGGTCTTAGGCTGGTTGAGCATTTTTATAGTTATTAAAGGTTTTATTAAGTTATGTAAGAGTTTAACCAAGTTGGGCCTTGACACTCAATCTTCGCTGGAACCTGATGAGAACGAATATGCTAAAAGACGAATTCAGCCTAATGTTTGGTCAAGTCTCCCTAAGAAACGCTTACATGAAGTGAGTAAAGCTTCTGAAACGACTACATGGAAAGATTTGAATGAATTAGTTAAGAAGAATTTAGTCCATGTTACTGCTGGGACTAAAGTGGTAGATGGCTTTTATATGTGTACTAATATTTTGCTCCTTCCTGCACATTTTGTGCGTGGTGATATGCAGTTGAAGATAGTTCCTCGTTTGATAGTAGGGAGCAATCGGCACACATATACGGTTAGGATTTCCGATACAATGGCTTATTATTTTCCTGGTACGGATTTATGCGCCGTTTATGCTGTCGGAGGTTGTGAGAAGAGAGATTTTAGGAGCTTTTTGCCTAAAACTCCTATCACAGAACCTTGTGTAGCTTCGTTCAATTATAGGAATTCTGATGGTGCCTTGTTATCAGACCGCGTTAGCATGCGATTTGGTCAAGTAGTTACCATCAAGGACGAGTATTACGGGGCTCAGTATACGTTTAGTGAACTTTCAACTTTTAAAGGTATGTGCATGGGTATCTTTGTTTCTGAGACTAAGAAACCTATTATAGCTGGATTTCATTTGGCTGGTGCTACCGGTACACCACGCGGAGTATCAGGTCTTTTGACTTTGCCACAGTTCGAAGAAGCTTTTACTCATTTGAGTAGGCTTCCAGGAGCTTTGATTTTGGCAGAAAAGACCGATGTCCCTGTTGTGATGTATGAGGAGCATTTAGGTGAAGGAAACAGTTTGATGTTAGATTTGCCCATAGCGCCACGTTGTTCCACGAACTTTTTGCCCGAAGATGCATCTATCATGGTGATGGGGGCTTGTAAGGGAGCTGTCACCAACAGGAGTTCTGTAATGGTTTCGCATATATCTCAGTCTGTTGAGGAGCATCTTGGGTTTTCTAGAGAATTTGGATTGCCTCCCATGGGCCCACCTATTGTGCCTTCATGGCATAATTGGAGTTTAGGGATGCAAGGTTTTTCGACACCAGCTGTAGGTCCTTATCCTCACTTATTGCGATTAGCTGTCAGTGATTATTTAAAAGGTCTAAAGATGAATTTTAAAATTGTAAGACCTCTTAATATGACCGAAATTGTAAATGGGTTGGATGGCGATAAGTTTTTGAATAGGATGCCTTTAAACACATCAGTTGGTTTTCCATTAGGTGGTAAGCTTATTAAATATGTCAATTTGTTACCGCCCGTTGAAGGACATGCTGTCAATTATGCATTGGACGATGCTATTTTGAGAGTTTATGAAGGTTATAAGGATCGTTACCGCAAAGGTTTGAGGTGTTATCCAATTTTTCGAGCTTCATTAAAAGATGAACCCGTAAAGATTGGTAAGATGAAAGTCAGGGTTTTTCAAGCAGCTCCTATTGCATTAAAGATGATTTTGCGAGAGTATTTTTTACCTTTAGCTGCACATTTGAGCATGCACCCATTGCAAAGTGAATGTGCTGTAGGAATAAATGCATTTAGCGCAGAATGGGATGAAATGGTGAAGCATTTGATTGAACATGGCGCCAATAATATGGTTGCAGGAGATTATAGTGCCTATGACCAGCGTATGCCGAGTTCTCTTACCACGGCCGCTTTCGATATATTGATTAATTGCGCCGAGAGAGCATTTTATTCCGAGGATGATTTATTGATAATGCGTACGGTTGTGGCTGATGTTGTTTTTCCTATGATTGCTTATAACGGCACTTTGGTTCAATTATGTGGTAGTAATCCTTCAGGTCACAATTTAACCGTTTATGTCAATTCTATAGTTAATTCTTTGATATCAAGATGCGCTTTTTATAACATTTATCCTAATAAGGATTTTAAGAGCTCGGTGTCTTTGATGACTTATGGAGATGATGATATTGGCAGTGTTAGATTTGATTGTAGGGGTTTTAACAACGTGAGCAAAGCTGATTATATAGCTTCTATTGGTATGAAATACACACCACCATCTAAAGAAGGGAGCCACGTGGAATACATGCATTTTGACGAAATAGATTTCTTAAAAAGAAAGAATGTTTACAATCCAGATTTAGGTCATAATGTTGGTGTTCTGGAGTTGTCATCAATTATGAAGTCGTTGCATGTTCGAATGCGTTCTACTGAATTGACTGATGAAGAATGGGCTGGCCAAGTGGTGGATGGAGCTTTGAGGGAGATGGCCCCTCGTGGTGCACAGTTTTACGAGTTGATGCGGAGCAAGTTGAGAAAAGTTGCCGAGGATTGTGATTTTGTGCCCCATTCGATCAATTTGTCGTGCTCGTATGACGAAATGATCGGAAAAATTTCTTCTTAAAGTATTGATTACTGGGGTGGCATTTGATCTATGTCACCTTAGCTTGCTTTAATGTTTGATCATTTGACAGTATGGGAAATGAGTATATCCCATATAATGTATTTTACTCGAAAGCAAAGACAATACAACACAAAATACAGGGAGTAGTAAACCCTTTTCAAATGGTGGTATTCCACAAGGGCCGGATAGCCCGTCCTCATCATCTATTTATTTGGTAGATGAGGATTCTATTGACGATATGTCAATTGGTACTTTTACGGTACCTCAAGGTGAAGTGTTAGAAATTACACAACATTCATCTTTTGATTTTGATTCTACGAGGCACCGCGGAATCAATTTTCATTATGACGGCAGCATACACGACTGCTTTGCTGCTAGTCATTATTCTAGCTCTTTGCTTCTGGCTGCTTACGGGCTGAAATACGAGCCTCAGTCTGGTAGTCATATGGCTAATGAGGTTTCCGGATTGGAGAAGGCCAATATAACAACATTTGATGATGATGGTCAAATTTATGAGGATGGTTTTATGAAATTTCGTGATGATACATATTATGTCGCTGATTCTGAGGAATTTTCGGTTGAGAAGTATTTTTCTAGGCCGATTAAGTTGGGATCTTATTCTTGGACCGTCGGTACAGCTTTCACTGGTATTGCCTTGTCTCCCTTTCAGTTGTTTTGGGAGAACAAACGTAATATTAATAGGTTGGCGACTTACAGAAATTTAAAATGTGATATGTGTGTGCGCATTGTTATCAATGGTACACCTTTTCATTACGGGATTTTGCAGGCTGCCGCTTATCCGGACACCCGAGCTGATGGCTTGTCGGTGTTTGCTGATGGTGAGATTAATTGTGTCCGCGGGTCTCAAGTTCCACACTTGTTGTTGGATCCCACAACATCTACGGGTGGTTGTTTGTCTTTTCCATATTCTTATTGGTTTAATGCATTTGTTACCACTACCACTCCTTCTCAGTTGACGAACGCTGGCACATTGGTTATTAGGGAGTTGATTCCTTTGAGACACGTTTCCGGTGTCACTGAGCCCATTACAGTTTCGGTTTTCGCTTGGGCAGAGAATGTTGTTTTGGGAGCACCAACTTCCATTAATCCAGTTGGGTTGGTCCCTCAATCTGGTGACAAAGAAGAGGACGAATATGGCCAAGGTGTTATTTCTAGACCAGCTTTTATTTTGTCCAAGATTGCGGGTTCTTTGCGTGGTGTTCCGTATATAGGACCGTATGCAATGTCAACTTCAATGGGTGCCGATCGTTTGGGTCGGATAGCACAGATATTTGGCCATGTTAAACCAAGTATTGTCGATGACTTTAAATTTGTCAATATGAGGCGCACGCCCAATTTTGCATCAGCGACTCAGCACGATCCAGTATTTAAGGCCACTTTTGATGATAAACAAGAGGTGACTATAGATCCTCGTGTCACTGGATTTACTGGGGAAGACCAAATGTCGATTGTAAATATTGCCAAGCGGCCGAGTTATTTGACTAATTTTCCTTGGACACAGACAAACACTAGCGAGACGCGTTTGTTTTCCATTATGGTAAGTCCACAGCAGAATAGAGTTGTGGGCAGCGGGCTTAACGCCGCTTATTATTTGACTCCAGCCGCGTTTGTGACAACGGCTTTTAATTATTGGAGAGGTTCCATGAAGTTTAAATTTCAATGCGTTGCATCAGCATTTCATCGTGGTAGACTTCGCATTGTTTACGAGCCTGATCGGCCGTTAGGTACGACATTGACAGATTTTAACACCAATTTGACTTACATATGGGATATTTCTAAGGAGAAGGAGGCTATTATTGAGGTTGGTTGGCATCAAGCAGAGAGTTATTGTGATGTTATAGGTATAACTCAAGGTATTAATATTACACCTTTTAGTAATACTATAACTTTGAATTTAGGAGTGCCTAGTTCTACATGTAATGGATTTTTGCATGTGTATGTTTTGAACGAGTTAACAGCACCTGACAATGGTTTGTCCGCTGATGTATCTGTTATGGTTACTACTGCCATGTGTGATGATTTTGAGGTGTTTGACCCAACAGATAGATTGATTAATTTCGATTATTACCCGCAATCCGGTGACACAGCTTTAGATGAGAAGGTCTCGTCTGCCAGTTTTATGGGTCCTGCTCATGTTACTTTTGGTAAAACGCTGAAAGATGACGCCACTTCCGCTATTTATTATGGAGATCCCATTTTGTCTTTACGTACCTTGTTGAAAAGATATAATTATTATAGGACAGAATCAATGCCAATTGTTTCTACTGGTTCAGAATATTCATGGGGCATGAGTATGGCCAGTTTTCCTTTGAGTCGCGGGAGAGCTCCAGGAGCGGTTGATAGTGCTACAACTCCCATTAATTTTACAGCTATGACGACGCTGAATTATTTTGCGCCGGCTTTTTTAGGTTGGCGAGGTGGAATTAGGCATAGGTTTATTAATGTCACGCGTGATTTTACTCCTACTGCAGTTGACCTTAAGCGGACTCAAGTGACAGCTTATTTCAATGGGTCTACTGCATTGGCCCCCTCCACTACACAGTCTTTGGGAGCACGCACTGCCCAGGTTTATAAGGGCGGGCGGTCTGGTAACCCAGGCATGAATCCTGCTATAATGGCACATGAAGATGGCATTGATATGGAGGTGCCTTATCACACTCGGCAAAGATATGGCCCGTGCAGAGTGGGCAATCCCAATTCTTCTTCTGCTCCAGCTATTGGTTTGAGTTTGTCAGGGAGGATTGTGTTACCTGCTGGTACTTTTGCTGTGGCTTATGATCATTATATTTCTGTTTCTGATGATTTTATGCTTACGAATTTTATTGATGTACCTATCATGTATTTTCACACAGCAGCTTCATTGCCAGCAGCTACTTAGTAGCACGTCGAAAGACGTTAAATTAAACCTAGCGGTAGCTAGCTAGGTGGGCCTTGGCCTTGAACAATTACTTATGTGATTGCATGGAATTTTTCCTCGTAATTGTTCGATTTCGAGGTTTTTAAGTGTAGTTACAATTTTATAAAGTATAAGTTCAAAAGTTTTATTGAAACGTAGATTAGGTTAGATTATTCCAGGATAGTCTACGTTTTCGTTTGGGCTACTTATCCAAAA